AACTATACGAAAATGCACGTTGAAATGAGGGCTCCAACAATTATACTTTTTAGCATAATCATAATTGTCTCGGTTCAAGAATTGTACTACATCAAATGGTACTTCTTTGTACATATAGTTGTTCTTCTCACAAAACATTTTAGCATGATCGCTATCCTGTGAATTTAATCCATCATTGAAAACAACAATGATTGTGTCAAATTTCAGACCTGCCTCGTGACAAGACTGTACCATTGCTTGACTATCTATGCCACCGCTTAAGCATAAGGCAGGATTTTCACCTAATGTTTCAGCACATAGTTTTGCCGCATCGATACGATAATGTTTTAGTGATTGTGCATCAAACTTAAGATTTTCAAAAAAATCAATACTTAGATTGACATTATGGTCTCTGCCAGTATTGAATTTCATTCCATCATAGTCTAACCAATTATTATGGAAAAGATTAGAGTGCGACAATTTTCTTAACCATCTTTTCTAAGATATGTTGATCGGTACCAACGTTTAATACAAGCATTAAGCAGTTATCAACAAAACTGAATACACTGTGAAGTCTACTAGTGTTAAGAAAGTATGTTGCACCCAATTCTAAACGAGTAATCTTTTCATCGTGTATCCATTTCATGTCATTGACACCAAAGTTATATATAGGTACAATGATTCTAAAACTAGGCACAGATACTAATGCTCCGTTGTCTCTATGTGGAGGAAAGAAACCACCTTTGTCTAATCGTAAAAAGTGTGTTCGACCTAGATTAGGTTCCCAAAAGTTTAAAAATTCGTTAAGTTCAGGAAGAAACTGTACAATGTTAGTGCGTTTTCTAAAACTCATTTCATTGTATGATTGTCCTGTCATCTTTTGCCATTCACGCAATGAATACAAGTCAGGCTCACCGGAGTACTGACCATCAAGACTAGTCACACTAAGTCCAAAACGATTGTATCCGGGTTTGTGTGGCTGGTAGGGCTTCCAGCCCGTATGTTTGTCAAGTACATCCTTGACAAGATTCAAGTCCATTTTGGGGAAGTCTAATTCAACGACCTCTCCCCAGTTTATAATGAAGTCAGTTAGTGTAGCCATACTGATATTTATTGGCAAATTAGGGGTTGACAATAATACCCAAATCGTATATAATAAGGAAAGTAAATGAGAGAAAAAGAAAAAGAAATGAAAACTTGGTTAACTGCGGACTTGCACTTTGGTCACAAAAACATTATGAAGTTTTGCCCTGTAACACGGGCAAGATTTAATGATGACGTTGACTACATGAACAACGCAATGGTAGAAGAATGGAATGCGAAAGTAGGTCCAGACGATACTGTTTACATCTTAGGTGACGTAGCGTTCATGTCAGGTAGCGACGCCGGTCGAATGGTTAATCGCTTGAACGGAAAAAAGATTTTAGTCGCAGGTAATCACGACCGCAAGACATTATTGGATGAAACATTCCGTAGTGCTTTCGTAGAAGTACACCAGTACTTGGATATCAAATATGATGGTCACAAGATTGTCATGTTCCACTATCCGATTGCAGAGTGGGATCAAATGCATCGTGGTTCATTGCACTTTCATGGTCACTTACATGGTGGCACTAGTGGATTAGAATCATATCGTGCATTAGATGTGGCTATGGACGCTACCGGTGAGATTGTAATCTCTATGGAACGTGCTATCAATATGATTAAAGATAACGTGATTAAAGGTCACCATCAGAAAGATGAAGCAAATGTTTAAGGAAAAGTTGAAAGAATATATTGAAACTTCTAACCTCGTCAACATGAAAGAGTGTGGCGAAGGCATCTACGTACTCAAGTACAAGAAGAAGGTATTCTATGATAACCTTTGGAACGAATTCATTGAAGAATGTCGTGGTACTATTATCGATAAAGAGTTCAATATCGTATCATACCCATTCACCAAAGTGTATAACTACGGAATCGAGCAGGCTGCCCCTGTATTTTCAGAGGCAACAGTAGTAGACGCATATCGTAAGGTCAATGGCTTTATGGTTGCAGTAACTTGGCACAATGATGATATCCTTGTGTCAACAACTGGGTCAACTGATAGTGACTTTGTTACTATGGCAAAAGAGTTGATTCGTCCGCATCTATCACGATTCCGAGGTGTATGCGAAAAGCATTCTACCTATACTTTTATGTTTGAGTGTGTGCATCGTAACGATCCTCACATCATTCCTGAAGTTGAAGGTATGTATTACTTAGGTCATCGTCTAAAAGTTTGGGGTAGCCCTGTAGAAGTAGACATGGATATGGCGTCTATGTTTGGTTGCTATGGCACTGAACATTTGCGTTTGTCTATGGGCGAACTAAAAGAGTTGGTTAAGACTGTTCGTCACGAAGGATTTGTGTTCTATGCAATGGGCGGAGCCTCATCAAAGATCAAGTCACCTTACTACTTAACTTCAAAGTGGGTCGCCCGCAATCCTCGCACTGACAAGTTGGTAAACATGCAGAATGACATTAAGAAGAATTTGGACGAAGAGTACTATCCACTAGTAGATGCAATTCGTGCAAACATTGATGAGTATACTGCATTGGATGAACAAGCACGATTGGCTTGGGTTCGTAATTACATGGAGACTTAAAATGAAAGATGAAAGTCATTTGCCAATAAGTGAACAAAGTTTAGTATTTCGCCTACGTAAACGTGCAGAGATTCGCAGGAATAACACTGAACGACTTTCTGTGCAAGAAGGCAAACCTGATCGTATTGCTGACTTATTGGAAGAAGCGGCTAATGAAATTGAAAAATTGACTAATAAATAGTCAATGGTTAGATTTTATTATTATAAAGGAGTAACTCCGGATAATCAAAAAGAGAGGGTTGCAAGATATGTTTGCGCCCGGCTTAGAGATTATCTGGAGTTACCTGATATAATCGAAATCGAATTAATTCAATTAGGTCCCAGTAACTACGGAGAAACGTTAATCGATTATCGTACTCCTAATAGAATTAGGATTAATTTAGATTTATCTATTAATGATATTGTTATTCCATTAACTCATGAGTTATTACATTTAGAACAGATATATCAAAAACGATTAACTAATACTCGTTTTGGAGATATTATCTGGGAAAATAAGACTTATAAAGTTAATAAGAATATGTCTCATAAAGAGTACCTAGCCCAACCCTGGGAACAAGATGTTGCGCAAAAGCAACAAAAAGCACTACAATTCCTCATTGGAAATCAATAACTTACAGAGCCAAAAAAAGGCTTGACATTTAATGGGTTTGGGCATATAATACATGTATGAACTCGAAAAACACACGCAAACGCAGATCAGACCGCAATCACGTTATCTATGTGATTCGTAACAATGTGACCGGCCAAGAGTACATTGGTTTGACAGTCTTGTCATTCGGTGGCAATGCCAAACGTACCGTATTTCGCCGTGTTCAAAAGCATGTTCAACGTGCTAATACTGAGAGCAAAGGTTGGGCTTTGAGCGAGTCTATCCGCACATATGGTAACGAAGCATTCACGTTCGGTATCGTTGAAATTGTGCGTGGCAAGAAAGAAGCACATGCCCGTGAGACAGTGTTGATTAACACAATTCAACCCGAACTCAACACATTCGGTGTAAAAGGTTGACATTAAATGGGTTTGGGTATATAATAGAATCTTAGACAGTAACGAAACGGAGCAAATAAATGAACTGCAATCCTACTCTGACAGCCGAAGAATTCAAGACTATTCACAATGCACTATGCTCATTGGATAGTATCAACAATGACAAAGTAGCCAAATTAGTCGAAGAAATGCGTAACGCACTTTCTAATGCTTATGAGCAGGATAATAAGGCTTTCGAAACTAAGATGGACTACTACAGTAGTGTCCGCAATGAACTTGGATTGACTGCTGTATGGTCCATGTATGAAGTTGAAAATCTTAGCGAACGTCACCCGTTTCAAGGTGCTACTAAATTGATCTATCGTGCGTATGGTTCAGGTGACCAAGTTGTTGAAATCAATGGTAGTACATGGGCATCATTGTATGTTGCGGCTAATGCACTTATCCGTGACAGTGGAAACGGAGATCACATTTATATCGAAAACTTCCAGCAAAGTGCTATCAGCCCCGATATTCTTTTATTGTCAACAGGATCCTAATATGAACGAACAAATTGAAATTCTTTTTAAACAAGCCGGTGGTTATGTCAAAGTTGACAATGAGGGAAATTATTTCACTTATACACAGGACTTTGATCCTGAAAAGTTTGCTGACTTGATTGTTAGGCAATGTATGTCTAACTTATATCTAAATGGATATGACGATGCTATGATACAGATTAAACAACATTTCGGAGTTGGAGAATGAAGTTGAATGATTACCTGCAATGGTTTGGCGCCGTCTTTATAATGATAGGACACTTGCTCAATACTTTAGGAGTAGACTATCATTATGACGTTTTGAATATCGGAGCCTTTGCAATAGGCACGTTGGCATTTTTGATTTGGACTATTCGTGTTTCAAACAAACCGCAAATGACTGTTAATATTGTGGCGTTAATTTTTATGGGATTTGGTTTAGTTAAATTTTTTGCTTGACATTTAATCCCATATATCGTATAGTGTAAGTACAGTAAAAGAAAGGGACAGAAAATGAGAAAAGGCGAAATGTTAGACACAATGCTAGTCATTGTCACTAATGCACACCATGGTCAATTTGACAAGGGTGGTAATCCCTACATTCTACACCCGCTCAAAGTCATGCACTACCTAAAAAGTGATGACGAGGAACTAATGTGTATGGCACTTGGTCATGACGTTATCGAAGATACCAAAGTTACGTACAAGGATTTACGTGAAGCAGGTATCACTGAACGTGTTATCAATGGCATTCGTGCATTGACTAAGCAACCCGGTCAAACGTATGATGAATACAAACAGGGTGTGTTTGAAAACGAAGATGCAATGCGTGTTAAATTGGCTGATTTGCGTCATAACACTGACATTCGTAGACTGAAAGGTGTTACTGAAAAAGATATTGCTAGAATGGCAAAGTATCACACTTTCTATTTAGAAATTCAATCAAAGTTGTGTAAGGAGAAGTAATATGCCTTGTAGAGATTATTGGTCTGATGGTTTCAGCCGTACTACTAGTTCAGCCCTTAGTGTTGTTACTGAACTTAAAGATCGAAACGATACACTTGCACGTGTTGCATGTAAGGCAATGTATGCATTGGAAAATGGTACAGACTATCAAACGTTAATGAAAGACCCCGAAGTTAAAAAGTGGTGGGTTAAACACAAAGCAGAAGATATTAAGCAACAAGCGGCAGATGAAAAGCAACGTATCAAAGATGAAAAGCAACGTATTAAAGATGCCGAACTTGCTAAAGTAAAAGCAAACATTATGGCTAAACTAACGCCGGAAGAAATTGCCGCGTTCGGTCTAGACAAGAAAACAAGAAAGGTAAAACAAGATGACGGAACAAGAATACGGTATTGATATTGATGTTCTCAACCATATTGAAAAAAGCAACAGTGGTGATTTCTATGGTAATCGTGACCAGCGCATTGCACGTAAGGTAATGGTTGAGTTGGTCAAGGCTGGTCGATCTGAATTCCTTCTATTACGTGACGATGAAGTTAGCAAGTGGTGGGGAAGTATTGTTACAACTGCTACTAAGGCTGTTGAAGCATATAGAGAAAAAAGGCGTATCTATGAAATCAAGCAAGCCGCTTGGGTAAAGTTGACGGAAGAAGATCGTAAAATTCTAAAGATCCGTAAGCCTGTTGAACCAAGACGTTAAGTGTCCGTTTAAGTTGACTGTATATCCATTTTGATGTATACTGTGAATTCACAATTAGGAGTTAAACTATGTACCTAGAAGATTTGAATGAAACGTTTGACCATCGTATTTCTGGTGGGGATGCATATCTTTGGCATTGTTATCCTAACGGACGCTTCTTAGAATATAAGAGTGACTATGCTTGGGTAAGTGCAATCTTTAACACAGAGACACAGGAAGTATACGAAGTTACAGTATCAATTGATACTAATACTTGGGAACCCGATGTAAGTCCCTATCGCTGGTTGAATCCTGAATTCAAAGATGCACATGATGCCGAAGCAAAAAATAAAAACATTGATCCTAGTATAGCATGGGATGATGTTAAGTGGGCTGATTTAGAATCAGCAGATGACTTTTTAGAAAAGGCATTAGCCATCTTTAACGGTGATGATAGTTTTGATAAGCGTATTCAAGTTCCGTTGGATTTGAATGAAGATGAGATTTTAAAGATTGCACTTATGGCACATAAGCGTGATATTACACTTAATAAAATGGTAGAAGAAATTATTCAACTAGCCATTGACAAGTATAAGGAAGACCATGAATGATATCCTCAGTGGAATCTTTCAATGGATAAAAGAGGATTGGAAGAGCAACCATGTTAGATTCACCCTTGAAGTTGTGGCATGGGCTCTTAGTATTGGCTGTTCTCTTATTATGGCCTTTACTGTACCCAATCCTCCTCTTCTTCTTCTCTATCCTCTTTGGATTACTGGTTGCGCTATTTACAGTTGGTGCGCTTTTAGTCGGCGCAGTTTTGGAATGCTTGCTAACTATCTTTTATTAACTGCTATTGATACTATTGGTTTAGTGAGGATCATGACATGAAAACTTGGACGCTAGAAGTAAAAGAACATCCTGAGACAGGCGAAAGCATCTTAGAATTTCCACCTGATATGTTAGAAGAAACAGGGTGGAAAGAAGGTGATGATTTAATTTGGACTGACAACAAAGATGGGAGTTTTACATTGACTAAGCAAAAAGAAACGCAGTGGGTACTAGTTGAAGCAGTGTCTACCTTTCGTGAGCGTTACTTAGTTGAAGTCCCAATCGGCGCTGATGACTATGGCAATGATAAAGCAAAGTGGGCGCTTGACACAGTGACTATGGAAGAAGCAAAAGTTTTTTCATCTGAACATCTTGGTGAACACATTGTTTCTCATCGTACTGTATCATTAGATGAAGCACTAGCACTATGTGACGAAGATAATGATTATGCCAGTGAATGGGATAATGAACTAAAAATTGAAAACTTTTTTACAACTTGGAAGGAACAACAAAATGACTCCAACAACTGATTGGTCAGATAACGAATGGAATACATTCCGTGAATGGGTAACAGGTGTACTAAAGAGTACTCCAGAAGTCACTGTTACATTCACTAAGAAGGATGGCACTGAACGTGTCATGAAGTGTACTCTTGACCCCAATGTACTTCCTAAGCAGGAAATCAAAGAAGGTGAAGATCGTACGGAACGTCTAAAGACAGATACAGTAGTACCTGTTTATGACGTTGAAGCAAAGGGCTGGCGGAGTTTTACAGTTCGTGCGGTGAAACGTGTTGAATTCACGTTGACCTGAGTAAAACAAAGCATTTTTAACTAATCATCCTATATTAAATATCTATGTCAAAACTTGCACTATTCGGTAGACAGTATGTTGTTTTTGATGCTAAGAACAAAGATCACAGAAAATGGTTCGCCCGTTTCAATGAAACTCGTTCTTGGGGAAGTTGTCCGGTTCGATTTGTCATTGACAACGATCATGGCGACTTGATTACAATGATTCAACGTGAACTTATCAAGTACTACGTTGACAAAGAATTTACAAAAAGGACTTGACATTAATTAATTTTGGGTGTAAGATACATATATCATGAAAAAAGAAATTATTCATTTTACTATCGAACGCCCAAAACATAGGGCCCACAGGGTACTGTTTGACAACGACAGTCCGTTCAAGCCTAAAACTATCAAGGCGAAGAACCAATATAAGCGCAAGGATAAATTCCAAAAGCGTCTTATCGACCTTGATACATAAGTCAATATAATATTGACTAACTTGCCACTAGGCATAATTTAAAGGGATGTGTGAAACCGTATCATTGATACGGTTATCCCTTTTATAGCCTATGGAAGTGCTACTTATCGTGTCACTAGTGTGTCAGCCTGTTGGCTGATTAGAAATGCTAGTCTTCTACCGTAAGCGGCCATAAAAAGGAAAAGAAATGTATTACTCAGAAACAGAAATGAAAAAGACTCTATTACCTTGGCAACTTATGCTGGGGATAGTCTATGCAATGTTTATGATTTATTTTATTCACTCACAGTCAACGGCGCATGCGGTAACATCAGTTACCCCTACTGTAGTTCAAACGCCAACTGCACTCCCCAAGCCAATCGTAATACCTGTAGAGAAACCAAAGTTTCTCTCAATCGTAGATACAAATGAAAAGGTCTTGTATAACAAGACTGACATTTTCTGCATGGCTAAAAATATTTACCACGAAGCGGCTACTGAAAGTAAACTAGGTAAGTATGCAGTTGCACAAGTAACCATAAACCGCACAAAGGATTCTCGTTTTGAAGATGGCATTTGTGAAGTTGTATTAGAACCCTATCAGTTTTCTTGGGCAAATAACAGACGTATGCAATGGACTACTCCTTCTGGTCCTAGATGGGAAGAAAGTAAACGCATTGCACGTGATGTTATTCAAGAAGGTAAAAGAGTTCATGGGATGGATGAAGCATTGTTCTATCATGCTGATTATGTCCGTCCCTATTGGGCCCGTGCTAAAAGACGTTTAGCACAGATTGGTGCCCACATTTTTTATGAACCACGTGCGTAATATCACGTTAAAAATTGGATAAAAACACTTGACATTTAATCAGTTTGGGCATATAATACATGTATAAACTGAGAAAACGGAGAGAAAAATGATTCGATTTTTAGTTGGTTTTCTGATACTTGCGGGGGCAATTGGCACCGATGATTTCGCTATGGAATCAGGTACCATTCCCCCGTCTCTTTTCCAAACTATCCTTCTTTCCGTTATCGGACTCTCTATCATGTTGATTGGATTGTCAAAAATCCTAGAAAAAAGTGAAAAATAATTTGCTTTTTTGGATAAAAAAGGTTGACTTTTAATCAATTCGGGCATATAATACATTATACACTGAGAAAACGGAGATACAAAATGGCTTACATGAATCAAGAACGCAAAGCAGTTATCGCTAAGGCTCTCAAGCCCGTACTCGCTAAGTACGGTGTTAAGGGTTCGCTTTCTGTGCGTCATCATTCTTCTATTGTTTTGACTCTTAAGTCAGGCAAGATTGACTTTATTGCTAATAGCAATCGTGTCTGCGGTGAAGACTTCTATCAAGTACAGCGTGGCTTTCGTCCGAACACTGGTGGATACGATCAGGTAAATCCTTATCACTTCCAAAATCACTATGATGGTGATGCTAAGGATTTCTTGACCGAAGCATTTGCGGCACTCAAGAGTGCTGATTGGTATGATGAGTCTGACGCAATGTCTGATTATTTCAACACTGCTTACTATGTTGATGTTAACATTGGTAAGTGGAACAAGAATTACGTAGTGGAGGCATAATGAGTAAATTTAAGGAACTTTATAACAAGGTTGTATACTATACTGCAACATATAGTGAATTGGTGTTGTGGAGTATTCTAATTGTATTCATTTTTATAATGATGATCGGACATTCAAAATGAACGAATATTGGATTTGGATTCGTAACTCTGCTGGCGCACCGATTCGCACTTCGGTCTATGCAGATAACAACTATAAGGCAATTGAAATGGCTAAGGCACTATATGGTCCTCAGTTGATTTCGGAATCTGCTAATTTAGTTTAATAATTTAAGGAGAAATAAAATGGCATCGGTTGCGTTAAAAGAAAAACGTTTAGCAAATATTTTTGAAAATGGTTTGCTACTTTTGCAGGATAATACTCCCACCGGAGTTACAGTATCGCTAGGTCGTACTGAATTAGGTGGTATTGTTGAACCGTTTTCTAAGAAAAATGGTATTGGTCCTAATTTGACAACTGTACTTCGCCGAGCAGTATTGGGACACACTGGGATTAAGGTAGTCCAGTCTAAGACTGGACGCAAAGAAGTCACTGTAGAAGTGACCGGTTTATAAGAATAATGGGTAACAAAAGGGTAAAAAACACTTGACTTTTATTGTCCTTTTTGTTATCATTATAACTGTGCAATATCGCACTAATTTGTTAAATCTTCTAATGGAGAAAATTGTATGACTACTCAAACGTTTAAGGTTGTTGGCATTACTGTTCACAATGGCAATGCTAAAGTTCGATTCACTGACGACATGGTTCGCCGTGTAAAGCAGTTTACTAAAGGTGGTGCATCACGCACTGAATTTATTGAACTACCCAGTGAGATGACTAAGGTAGAGGCTCTTAAGTATATGCTTACTTGCAAAGAGTTTGCATCAGCCGAAGATCAGGCTACAATCGAAGATGCTCTCGTAGACCGCGAGAAAGAAGCCCGCAAGGGAGAAGTAAAGATCAAGCCCTCACTTGATGCAATCAAGGCCCGAGGTAAGAAGCAGAACACTACAGTACAAGATGTACTGAATGCAGTGTCTGGTGATGAGGCTACTGTCTAATGGCAAAGCCGATCACAAAGGTCTCTGACAAACTTGCTAAGGTAGGTGATGTTGTCAATGTCTATTTCTATGACAATGGGTTTATGTGCGAAGTGTCCGGTCGTGACTCAGATGACGATTGGAAGAACGTTAAACTCAATTGCAAGGATCTGACAGAAGTACAGAAGGTTCTTGAAGAAGTTAATTCACTGCCCCGAGAGTAAAGACCGCTCTCATAATGGAAAAGCCCCTTTTGGGGCTTTTCCTTTTGTTACATTACTTAGGTAATTTGTCTCGCATCTTTTGCCAGAAGTCTGGATCGCCTACTTTTGGTTCTTGTGGTGTTGTACTCATAATATTTCCTTATACGCTAAATGTGAATGGGTAGTTGTATGTTGCGGCACCTGATTGACCTTGTACAAAGAATACAAAAGGTCCACCTGGCCAAGTAGTTGGTTGTTGAACAACAAGTATTGAACTACTTGCTACTGTGCTTCCTGGACCCCATGTAACATTATATGTTCCTGGAATTGTAAGATAGTTAGCGGCAAACCAAGCCTGATTACTTGAAGTTATACCTGTTATAGCAATACCAGTTAGTGTATCATTATTGATTGTAAATCCAGTCGAACCATTGACTGTAGCACTCGGATCTTCTAGTGTACCACCTGCTGTTACTGGAGGAGGCATTTCACTATAACCAAGCACATTATTTGTTCCTGGACTAGGACCTGGCCCCGGTGTACCGCCACCTAATGCAATACCGGGTCCGATATCTATTCCACCTTCTACTACTATTGTCATTTGTTATCCTCTTTAAAACTTATTTACCAACTTGTTGTGCCTGCAAATTTAG